CTCGTTACGGGCAGCATCGCCAACGAGACCATCAATCGGACAAGGCGTGCCTGACATCATCATGGCATCCCAGTTTTCTTCACGTGCTGAACAAGCAATAGCAACCGCAGCTACTTTAAGTCCATTGTTAGATAAGAATGTAGCCCATTTACGCCTTGAGCAATCTTCGTCCATCATGTAGCTACCACCAGAAAAGCCAATCACCGTAGAGCTAATAGCCCCAGAGACCGCAACCAAGCAGTTATCTTGGCTGAACGAAGAGATACTCGGCGCCATAGCACCTGCTGGAGGCTGGCCTTTGTAGTTAATTGTTGTGTCCTGCGCATAAGCAGAACCACATATCAATAGCCCTACTAATAACTTACGCATCGCTAGCCTTTATCTAAATGATGGGCCACTCGCCCAAGTCACTGCTGAATACCTAACACCTTTTGTTACAGGTGTTACTTTATGTTCTATAAATGAAGGAAAAACAATAATACTTCCCTGTTTATCAAGTACGTTTTGGTCTTCCATACCCTTTAATTGTAGGATACCTCCTTCAAATTCAGAAGGGTCATTTAGCAAAATAACGCAAGAAAGTTTGCGTTGTATACCGTTTTGTGGGGCAGTGGCGTCTATGTGCCAGTCATAATACCCTTCATCTGTGCTCTTATATCTGCCAATCTGCGTATTTTCTTGTCCGCTTAAGTTATATCCCCACTCGGCTGACTGATTGGCTATCTCCATGTAGCATTTGCTAACACATCCTATAGGCTGTATAGATGGCTGCCAGACGACATCTGTGCGTCTAGACTTAGGGTCAACAACTGCTTGTCCATTTTCATTTATAGTTGCGTCTTTGGCCGTTGCCCAGTCAATCTGCTCTAGTACAGAGCGACAAAACTCTTTGCTTAATACGGCGTCCCACTTCCAATATGTGTAGTTCACTAGCGTACTCATGTATTACTGGCCCCAAACTTTAGTACCAATTGGTTTTGATGTTACGTTGATAGCAACGTTCTGTTTGGGCGTAGAAAGGTCATGTCCGCAATCATTACACTTCTGTGCAGTCAACTCTGCTTCATCAACATCACGACTGCAGTTAGGGCAAAGGATTTCTACCTTGTGTTTAGCAAGAATAGTACCGTCTTCTAGTTTAACTGCAGCGTTATCTTGAATCATATTAGCCTTTAAAAGTCTACTTCCCACACATCTGTGTAAGTTGCAGCTGGAGTTTGTGCACTGCCAACCATGTGAAGAATAGCCGTTTCGTACTCAATAAAATTACGAGTAATCATTTGCGTAGGTATGTTTACGCCAAGTCTAAAATTCCAATCAATAGGGTACAACACACCGTCTTGAACCATAAACTGAAGCATCAATACAGCATTCTTTATACCAACTGCTTTAACAAAAGCCTGAATCTGTTGCTTCTGTTCTTCGTAACCTTGGTAACTTAGCGTAGCGTGTGTACGCACTGAGTTGACCCAAGTGTCGGTTGCACTGCGGACAAAATAAACATTGCCGTTACTGTTAACAGTAGCTGATATGCTTACAGCTGTATGATTTCTGACGTTACTAATAGCTTGCTGAGCAATGTATTTACCTGCAACAAACATGTCTTGGAATAAAGGGTGGCGCTTAAATGCCTCTTTATCAGTGAATAGCACGCCACCAAACCAGTTTTTGTATGTAGAACCCTCTAAGTTGCCGCCAGAACCTTCTTTTAGCTTAACAATAAAGTTAGTTAAAGTAATAGCATCTACATCTGTAATTACTTCTGTAGCTAACACATTAAAACCAAATGGGGTTAGGGTATTTTGCAATTCTTTTTTGTCAAGTAGCTTAGCCGCTATACCATTAGGGTACGCATTAGTTGCATTTATTGCTAAGTGGTCTTGCGTAACAAAGTCAATATCCCCCTCAGTAAACGAATAAGCAACGTTATTTCGTTCAAGAACTTCAATTAAAGGAGTAACAAACGACGCTGCTTTAACTTCTGCAGTGGCTTGTTCTAACGAAGCTGGGAGTATTTTGACTGTTGTCATACAGAAATAATTCCGTTTTTAATTAATGCAGCTTTAACAAACTTTTCAATCTCAGCAGCTTTGGCATCTTCAATAGCTTGAAGGTCTACTTCTGTCTGACTGGTTTGTAAAGGCTCTGTTTCTAAAGCTTTTAATACTGCTGAGTTAGCAATACCAGCGGCAATTTTATTTTTTCTTGTTATAAAATCTACCGGCGCAAAACCTTTTATGTACGCATCAAGCGCCTCATCAGTTATGTATAGGTTGTTGCTATCTAAAGGCACATCAATTGAATGGGTTAAAACTCCACCAAATGTAACAGAAATCTGTCCAGTAGCCTCGTTAAAATTATTTATTACGTAGTCCATATTTATTCCTTTATTTAACTAACCGACCCGTTTATGGTCCCTGTATTTGTATAAGTAATGTTTGAGTTACCAACAATAGCTGCTCCAGCCGCACCTCCACTAGCACCGCCTTCGAAAGGTGTCCCTCCTCCGTTACTCCCCCCACTACCATAGCTACCACCATTACCGCCGGTTCCACCAACAGCGCCGGGACCGCTACTACCAGCTCCTCCAGGACCAGCCGATGTTAGTGTACCTGCTGTTCCAGAAGTACCAAAAGGACTAGAATTTCCACCAGGTCCACCGCTACCTCCCCCTATACCGCCGCCACCGCCGCCACCTGAAACAGTAAAAGCACTTTTAGTTGATACGTTTGCAATGCTATAACCACCGCCGCCGCCACCACCACCGCCGCCAGCAATTCTATTTAAATTACTCATAGTAATCGCGCGTTGAACTAATAACGCTGGGCCAGCTCCTGTGCCTGAAGATATAGGAAGACCTCCTCCACCTCGTCCACCGTTACCACCATCACCTAAAATAGTACCACTATTAACAATTGTTACTGTATCTGAGACATTCCATGAAGTGTCCACAGTCAAAGCATATGAACCCGTTGAACCAGAATAAACTACTACACCTGAGTTAATTGTTAACGTAGCATCAGTTTTACCTGCATCGTATCCCGTAATCTTTGCTGTATTAAACGTATAGTTAGCTGTATCAGATGAAATTGTTACGTTTGCAGTTACGCGGTTAGACTTACCTTGCAAATTTTGCATTGTTATAACCGTGCCTGAGCCACCAACACCAGCAAGCGTGCGCACTGCTGCGTCGTTCATAGTAATTAAAGCTGTGGCTGAATACCCTAATTCAGTATTAACGTCACCTAGCGATATTTGTCCTGAAGGCGTTGTCATTATTTACCCTCCAAAACCTCTACCCGTTTAACAAGTTCAGCAATAGCAGCAAAAGCTAATGCGCTTAATTTTTCATAATCTACCGCTAGTGACCCGTCTGGGCGGCTACGAACCGCTTGTGGGAATACTGCTTGCACATCTTGAGCAATAACACCAAAGTCAGCTTTCTGAATAAAGTACCCATCTTCGCCACCATGCTCTGCAATGTAAGCATCAGTCCAATCAAAGTATTTACCGCCAATCGCAGCTACTTTGCTAACAGCGCCGTCAATTACACGCACATTTTCTTTGAACTTAGCGTCAGAAGAGTAATATGCTGTAATGTTGTTTGTAGCACGAATTTCACCAGCTGTACCTGAAGCTGCTGTGCCAACACCAAATGAGCCTACTTGATAGCTAGCTGTTGTATTAAGTGCAGTTAAACCAGAGCCAGAACCGCTAAATGTTGTAGCTGTAATAGTAGCGCCAGTAAAGTTACCTGAAGCATCACGAGCTACGATTGTTGAAGCACCGTTTGAGCTTGAAGCTGTTGTTCTCGCATTATCAATAGTGCCGCTTGATATTGATGTTGCATTTAATGCTGTTATGTTTGCGCCTGAGAATGTTGCTGAGTTAGAGCCTGTACCACCATTAGCAACTGGAAGAACCCCAGTCACGTTTGACTGTAAATTAGCGTAGGTTGTAGATGTTGAGCCTGTACCACCGGAAGCGATAGGTAACGCTGTGCCTAGTGTTAATGATGTTAAATGAGTAACCGCATCAACTACGTTTGTGCCGTCGTTATAAACCCACATTGTTTTACCGGCTGGAACTGCAATACCTGTGCCACCGGAGTTTTTAACTGTAATGACATCCGCACATCCGTTATTAACAATATAGACTTTTTCAATGGTGGGAACTATCAAGTTCTGTGCACCACCAGATGTACCTGTTAGGTTTAAACGTAGATTACGCGCTACCTGTGTAGAGTTAGAATCTGTAAGCGTTAGCGTTACAGTAGCGCTAGCAAAAGTTACATCCGCTGAGCCAACGATAGCTTCTTCTAAGGCTGTGCCTAAGTTTACGTTTGTTACGTTACCCCACGTACCTGAGTTCTCACCCGTGGCCATGAGCTGAATTTTTAAAGCTGAATATGTACTTGCCATTTATTACTCCTAAGCCGCTATGGGCACCCAGTTTGGCGTTTGCGACGTATCAATTAAGCCCCAGACCAAAGGTCTAGCTACTCGACCAGTAGCGCTCACACCCGTTAAATATACAGTAGCTTTGCCCTTTATGGCAACACTACCTTGAGAAATTGTTCCTAATAATCCTGTAACTTGGACACTATTACTTGAAGACTGGTCTACTTCCCCTAAACCTACAGTTCCAGCTACCCCTGTAACGTTAACAACCGCTATACCAGTTACGTCTACAAAGCCTATGGCCCCTCGACCAGTATTCCTCGTTACGTTTACATTAGCATTACCATCTATTTCTTCTTCGCCAAGCCCAACAGTTGCGCTAACTCCAGTCACACTTACTGTAGCTTTAGCATCTACCTCTGCCGTTCCAATAGCTCCAGTACCCACAACACCCGTTAAGGTTAAATTACCCTTACCAGAAACAGTTACTGTGCCAAGAACTGTCGGTGCAGCTTCTCCGGTTACACCGTGGTTAGAGTCAGCATCAACAGCCACGCCAGTTTCATTAGTTACTAGCGCTGCTTCACCAGTTAAAACTACACTAGCTTTACCTTCTATTTCTACAGCGCCAGCAGTACTAGTAGCCTCAACACCTGTTGCAAATACTTCAATACTTAAAACACTACCCCAGCCAAAAGGTTCGCCCCAAGGGCTTAACCCCCAACCACCAGCCTGACCTGCGGCAACACCAAAAAGTGTAATAGAAGCATCTACACCTGTTACGGTTTGCTCAACAAAAGCTCCGCCCTCGCCAAAAGGCCCTTGGTTCCAGTTACCTTCACCGTAGGGCAGTGCCATATTTAAGCAATACGAATAATAGCGTTAGATGCGTCAAATGCTGGGAAAATGATTGTGAAGTCACCTGCAGTAGACGTCTTGTCACTACCAAAGTCCAACACACAAACAGCTGCGTTTGTTAGCGCTGCGTTTGAGTTGTCGTTAGCAGAAGGTGTTGTGTTATAAATCAACGCGCCACGAGCTGTTGTAGTAACGTTTGAGAATGTCAAATCGCTAAAATCAGTAAAGCCTGTACCAGCAGTAGCGTTAGTATTTGTTGTACCAACACCAGTGTTAGTCAAAGCTGCACCACCAGCAGTAACGCCAGTAGCCTCATTTGAAGCTGAGTAGGTAGTTGTATTAGCATCCAATGAAGCTGAAGATGTATACAAAGCTAGTTTAAAAGTGTCTGCACCTGCTTGTGCTGAAGGACGGAAATCGTGAACACCTAACAAAAGCTGAGCTTTGAAAGACGTGCACATACTTTGGGTGATGGCCATTTAAGGACTCCTTAATCTTTTAATAAAATAGTTAACTCAGGATGACCAGCTTCTCTTAAACGATTAGCAATAGTCGTACGGTCTGAGAGCACCGCTTGTTGCAAATACTGAATTAAAACAACCCGTAAGTTGTTTTTAAATGCTTCTGCTTGGTCACGAATCACTGGGTGAGACTTTGACCCAACATAAACAATCTTGTCTAGCGCCATTTCGGCTAACTCTTCTGGGGTAAAACCACGTCCAGATGTTGAAAGCACGGAAACGTTGCCGCCTATGAAACCGTCTACTGTATCTAAGTTCATCGTACTTGCACCCTTGCTTGCAATGTTCTGTATGTATCTTGACGGTTCTTGCCCTCGCCAAGCTGTTTCAACATCATTAACGATTCATTATAACGAGCCATGTAATTCTGAATTACATCAACTTCGCCTTTCATGAAAGTATATGCTTCCAAGAGAGAACCGTAAAGTAGTACTTGGTCAAAGTTGTCGCCCAACCATGAAGTGCCACTAGGTGAATTTACGATAGATATTGGGTAATAGAAATAGTGCAACTCCATGTTGTAATCAGCGTTAGGAGTTGGCCCTAGAATAAACGTTGTGTCGTCAAATATGGCGTAGTAAGCCGGGGTTCCTGTATCTGTCGGTACAGGATAGGCTTGCCTAATAAACTCAACATCTTTGTTTAGCAAATAACTTTGCGCTCCAGTAGCCGGGTCAATTGCCGCTAAAGAGAACGTTGCCAACCAATCTGAAGGAACGTTTAGGTATTTATTACCAGTTGTAGCCTGACCAGTTACGTTCTTGCGAAGGTTTGGAAGCTGGACTGAGTTAAAAATACGCTGTTCGGCTTGGTAAATAAAAGTGTTAATCTGTTCTGTACCAGTAAGCGTAACCGTGCCACTACCAGCTGAACTAGTCCAGTCCTGATTTGGGAAATCGTTTTCAACGTAACCCTTAATGGTTTCGAACAGAGTAGTGTAGTTCATTCGGGTTTACCCTTAAGCCATTGGCCCACGAGCAATACGGCCTTTAGTTGCGCAGCCATTACCACGAGTTTCAACACCGCTAGTTTTTGTAGGTTTGCCAGTTGTTTTGCTGATGTTACCCAAAGAGATATTCATTTCGTCCAAAGCTTTAGCGCCTGACGTGTCTTTGATAGCCCCAGCTACAGTTACTTTCTTTCCTGACATTGTGTGTGGTTCTGCGTAAACGGAAGCAGGTCCAACCTCTTTGCCGTCGCGTTTCATACTATATTTAGCCATGATTAGCCTCTCTTTTGGTTAGCTACTTTAGCCAAGCCACGACCTAACTTAAGCATTTCCTCGTTAGTTTTGCCGCCACCTGAGCCTCTACCACCTTTAGCACCCTTTTGAATGCCAACGCTTGGACCTGTATCACCAAGGTTCTTACCTTTGGTTTTGCCCTGTTTAGTTACGCCATCAGCGCCTTTTTTAAACATGATTAACTCCTAAGTTATTGTTACCGTTACTGTACCAAGTTGTCCTTGCCCTAGCAAGGTATTTGGCGTTAAATCGTCGTTGTATCCCAAACCTACTGGATTCCAACCCCACTGAATCTGTCTACTGCCTTGTGTTGGGTCACCAAAGCCATCTTCAGTACTGCCCCCGTTAGGGTCAATCTGCAAACCTGTATACCCGGCTTGAAAGTATGAATTATCTGGACGAGGGTCGCGCAATGCTTGTGGGTCGTCAACAGGGTACATACCTAACTGCAATTGTGGGTGGTCTGGGTCCCAACAACTCTTACAAACTTTAATCTGAAACGGCTTAGTTTTAATAACCTCTGTTTTTAAGTCTTTAAGTTTAAAACGAAAGTTACACCTATCGCACTGCGATATGGCAATTCTACCGGAAGCAAATCTATTTGCCACACATCATCCTTTAGGTAATAAACATGCGACGTGGGACAAACCGAACAGCCGCTTTTTCGCGGTCTTCATCGGCAGCCAATTGCCAAGCTTCGTCGTATTGTTGTTTCAATACAGGCAAACGCTCTGCACCTCCAGGAATCTTAAGAGCTAAGTAATATGCCAAACCAGCCACCATACAAGGCAAGAAACGGAACGGTACGTCCATCGTGTTAACCCCGTTACCGGCATCATGAATACGGCGTAGTCTCCAGTACACAAACGTGTAGTACGGGTCTAGAGCAGTACCTTGGTCAGGGGTAGGCCACACAACAATCTTAGGGGCATCAACGCCAGCAGGGGGTGTTGTAGTCGTAGTACCAGCGTAATCAGCCCCAGATTGACGATTTATCCACACCTGAATGGGTCTGGCTTGTTGTAGCTTGTTTGGGATAGTAGCGTATGTTGAAACAGAAATACGCGTAATTGTTAAGTCTGCTTGATTGTTTTGCACGCCTGCGTTTGTACGAATCACATGCTCTAGCAAATCAACTGTATCTATTGGTAAGTCATATACGCTTTGACCTTGAACCAGAGGAATCTGCCCCTGCTCAATAGTCCACATGTTAATGCCGCGGTTAGACCAATCGGCAAAAAGTAAGTTGAGGGAGCGACGCGCGGTGCGCAAATCGTAGCCAGTACGAAGCTCTGAGCCACAACGCTCAAAAGCCTCTTCTACTAACTCAGAGAGGTCTAGATTAAAGGTAGCTGTTGAGACTACGGTCATTTACTTAACCTTTCTAAACGGTTTAACTTTCTTTTTAACGCTAGCTGGCTGGGCTACAAACTGTTTTCCAGCTGCTTTTCCTGCTCTTTTTGCTCTGGTTGTCGCTGCGTATTCAGCAGGTGACAACGATTTGATTGCTTTTTCTGGCAAGTATCGTTCTCCAGTGTCACTTGAACGCT